AGCATCTCCCATCCTTTACCGATTTGTGCGGGTCCACCAAGTATTTTTTCGGTAGAAACACGGACCGGTTTCTTCGTGCGAATCGTGCCGTTCATAAACGTCGCCCCGATGGGCAGATGACGGGGACCCATCTCCCAGTCCACCTCGTTCCTTTCTAATAGCAACACCGTTGGTCCATGGCCCTCGACGTCGACCGCCAGGCCTACCAGGTCCGCGACAGGGGCCAGCGTGATCCATCGCTTGTTGCACTCGAATTCAATAGCAGTATTATTGTCGACGAGCCTCGCCTTGTCCAGAGCACCGAGCGCGTCCGACCCGTTGCGAGGTCCCGTCAGACCGAAACACGGGAGCATCTGCCCGGTGGCGAGCTTTTCCAGGTATTTGGCTTTCTGTTCGGGGGTACCGTATTTCACCAACAATTCCCCCGGACCTAGGGAATTGGGGACCATCACGGTTACCGACGACGAGACACAGGAAGAGGCGATTTTTTCCACCACACGGGAATGGGCGTAGGACGAAAACCCTTTTCCCTTGAACGACTCGGGGAGGCAGAGTCCCAGGAATCCATTTTCCCGGATAAATTCCATGTCGTTCACCGTCAGCGGTACATTCTGGCGCCCGTAGCGCATTCCACATAATTGATGGGTCTCGTATCCCAGAAAATCCTTTTCTTTCTCCGACAAAGACAGTTTGTAGGAAGGAAGGACGGTTCTCACGTTGTTTTTAAAGATATTGGCGTCGAGACTCAAGGTCCCGCACCGGAGGGCGATTTTTTCTGTCGCGGAGATGCGGGGCAATAATTTTTGAAAAAGCGAAAGCATGTTTGTTTTTTTCTCTTACTTGGAAAAAAAAATCTTTCTATGCGATTCATCCTTTCACTCTTTTTGTTGTGGAGTAGTTTCGTGACAGCATTCACCACCTTTCCGATATCGGAACAGACAACGCAGACAATCCAAACAGTCCAGACAATCCAAACAGTGCCGTTCTACCAAGAGCTCTCCAACGCCCTCACCAACGTATGGCACGGTATCATTTCTGCCAACAACGACCGTGAACCGTTTCTGATTCATCGACCGTATTCGGAGACGCCGGGGGACGCCGTGAGCGAGGGCGTGGGGTACGGTCTTCTATTGGCCTTGTTTATGGACGACGAGACGACCTTTCACCGTCTGTTTCAGGGTGCGGAAAGCACCATGTGGAACGGTCAGTACTACGATTGGAGGGTCGACCAAAACAACCACCGGTCTGCGTTTGGCGCGGCGACCGACGCCGAACAGGACATTGCAGCGGCACTGCTCATGGCGCATGAAAAAATCCTCCAGGGTAACTGGACTGTACCAGAAAATATCTACGCACAAAGGGCGCAGACGATTATGGACAACCTGTGGAACCAGGGTATCACGTGGCAGGGCACTTTGAGGCCCGGGTATGGATGGGGTGGCGACGATTTTGTAAATGTCGGGTATTTTGCACCGGCCTGGTACCGCTTGTTTCACCGCATGGACAGCCAGAAACGGGACTGGATGCGCGTTGTCGACCGGAGCTATTTTATCCTACGGAATAGCCCGGGGTACGATTTCGGCCTTGTACCGGACTGGATGACGCCCGACGGGCAGTGGACCTCGAATCTGGGATACAATGCCTACGGCGACGGTCACTACATGTACAAGGATGCCATCCGGACGCTGTGGCGAATAGGCACCGATTATCTATGGTTCGGGGACGCAAGAGCGCTCGAGTACCTGGGCAATGCAAGGTTTTTCATGGAGCATATTGACAACAGCGGTATACAGAGCGCCAATTTTTTCCAGATGGACGGGACACTGGTCCCTGAAACAGATATATGGGTGTTTGCGGACGGAAAGCGACAGCGACGTCGGCGTGAGCACAGCCCTCTGACGGTGGGGATGTGGGGTATCCCCCTCTTTCTCCTAGGGTCACCGGAGGAACAAGAGGCCGTGGTCCAAGAGCTCTTGAAATTCTACCAACCCAACGCCACGTACTGGGGCCTGGATACCAACCCTGAAGACCCGGAGGAAACGACGGCGCACAACGAAATGTACTTTGAACAATTTCTGGCGTCGTTTGGAGCGTTGGTCATGACGGGATTGTGGACTGTTCCTTCCTTTTAAGAGGAAGAGCGTGCCAAAAAATAGAAAACACGAATATCCTGGCGGAAATCAGCCACCACCCGTGTAATTTTTTTATAAATTCCGTTTCCACCCAGCACCGTGTAGTCTTGGATAACAGGGGGTGATATACCACCGCTTCCCCCTCCCAGACCTGTATTCGACAGTTCCAGGGTACCTATCGAAAGATTTTTTTCATCCAGCGAAAGTAGGTTTGCATTGTACGTCGACACAATAAGAGAGGAACTCGTGTCGGTGTCTGAATTAAAATAAGAAACATTAAACACATTGACATTTTCTGTATTCACGGATAAACGGACCACAATCGATAAGTAACCGAAAACATCATTGCTTCCGGGCTGTAGCCGAATATCCTCTTTGGAGTACGTGGCGGTGTATTTGATATACTCGTCGCATTTGAGTTTTATGTCCACCACCATGTTTTCTTTTCTCTACTGTTAGGTTGAATTATTTTTTATTTTTTTAAAATAATATTCTAGCGAACAAAAAAACAACAAAATGCCAGATTGTGGTCCTTATACAAAAGACAATCCAAAATTATACCCCGACGATGTTCCCTCGATACCAGATTCCATGGACATCACCGTGGGAAACGTCAAGAAAACATTTTCCGACAAGGAATATATTTTTTCCTTTTGTCGGGTTGATTTTTATATTCTTCGGTGTCATGAAAAACTCTTGTTTGTCGATTCCCAACCAAAGAGCGAGGCATTCCACGACTATCACAGTACGTCGTATACGAATTGCACGAATTATTTTTGTAGCGGAAAAGGTTCTTCCAACTGCTCTACACTGTCTTGTGATGCAAGCCATCCCGCGGTATGGGATATGACCGTCGGTAGAACATGTTCTCGAACGGACAAGTTGTTGTATTGTACCAAAAACACGTACTGGACACAAAAAATCCACTGCGCGGGTCCTCTAAATAGTGGTGCCATCTGTTCGTTTGGGAGTAGCGCGCCCTATCCTGCACCGGGTCATGTAGACAACGTGACGTTTACCAACACCGGGGACAAGGCCAAGGACCAGGTAGTGTACGCGGTCGGACCCCAATGGCGAAGCCGAGGCACCGCCGATGACAATGGGGACGTATTTTGTCATTATGTATTGAACATCCAGAATTTTGCGTCGTGTGAAAACGCCTACCTGAAAAGTCCGTGCCAGCCCGCGCTGGACTGGATCGACGCCATCAAAACCTACGGGCCCTCAAAGCTCCCGGACGATTTGATGGAAACTGTTTATTTCCATTTTTATCTCTACTGTTGGTCGTATTTCTTCTACGGCGCCCTGTTTCGTTACACCCTCACCAACCAGATTAATCTGTCGGATAATGGAAGCCAACTACAAACATTTGTCGCGATAAGCGGGTACTATGCCCCCAAATATCCTTCGGTGGTCGTGGCCAACGACGATTATCAAAACTTTGTGAAAACGCTTCTGCAATACCCCACCCCATACTACGATTCAAAGGAAGACGCCTATTTTTTGGACGTGTACATGGACATTCAATCTTTTGAAAGTATTCTTACCGTCCCATCCCCAGGAAATACGAAGGAGGAACAGTGGATGGCCATGAATAACGCGCTCAAAGTTTTGCTCCTCAACTTTTTCCAGGAAAGCCGGTTGGTCATCGTTCTTGGCCAGCAAACCAAACCACCGGTGTCTGCGGAGTATGAAATTATCACGGCATGGGGTATCCGAACGACGCATGGAAAATACGAGTACAACACGAAGAGTTTGGCGACCAACGACCCCGACCCTTTTGGATTCTCTTCCTGGATAGCCAATGCTGCGCCGACCCCATTTGACGGGAATGCTGCGCTGAACAACACCAGATACGTCTACCAAGCGCCTGCCAACACGTTTTTCATGCCCACGTTTGTGGTCAAGGCCAAGATAACAAGGTGGAGCCCTATCGTGATGGTGTATTTTGACCAGGCGCAGGTGTTCAAGAACGTGTCAAGCGACTTGTGCACCCAATTGCTCGACGATACTGGTGTGTATCTGGACGCCTGTAATCCATGCCAGGGCGTTATCAAGGACGACAACCAGTGTCGCTTTCTCCTGTCGAATTATTGTGAATGCCAGTACCAGCATCCGAATCCTACGATTCTGCAAATCATGTATCAGTTCACGCTCAACAGTTTGTCCAATGGAAGGCAATGCCAGTGTTTCAATAGCTTGCTCCCTCCTCCTAACCTGCACAGGACAAGCGACCCTGTCGCCATGTGTTTTAACAAATACTGTACGGAAACAGACCTTGCATTGGTCAATGCGAACAACGCGTACTGCCAACAGAACTGCCCCGTCGTGAATGAATGGGTCCATCCAAGGGACCCTTCCAATGCGTCCCAGAACCCGGGTCTCTTGAATCAAACCAAATTCAAAACGCTTTGCAAGGTGTATTCCCTTCCCATCAATCTCAATGTCTTGCTCAACGGTCTTGCCATCGTGATCATGGCGACGGCGGTGTGTGTGTACAAGAAACAATATTGGTGGGTTCTGTGTCCACTTATCCTAGGAATAGGTTTAACGGTGTACCTCGCCTACGACCTGAAACTTGAATCGTTGTGCAACGACAAGGGGAAGCCTTTTGTGTGCCGGACGTCCCTCACCAAGATACCGGCCCCGTGGTCTTTTTGCGACTACATATACTGCAACTGTTTTTCCAATGAGGATTGCCCGACGAGTTGTATCTGTGCGAGCGGGTTGTGCGCCCCGTTCCAGTACGGAACCATCAATATGGCGACCTCGAAAGAAAAACAGGTCACGTACAATATTCCCTTGCTTGTCACCGCCCTGGTCTTGATAGGTATCACCGCTTATGTATCCGTCAAAGAAACACGACCAAAAGTTAGGTATCCTGTCTTGTCGGTAGGCGTCGTGGGCGCCATCGTCCTCTTGGCCTTTTTCGTTCGGGTCAAGACCGTGTCGCGGTACACCGGACCATGCTATATTGCGATACCACCCGTCCTTGGTCTCTATACCGGTGAAACTCCTGTCATTCATATTAAGGACGACTTTGAGCGTGACAATGTGGTCTTTGTTGCCTCCCGTTCGGACCAGATCTCCGTGGTCAATACCAACATGTACCTCAACACCAGTAAAGACATCAACCTCCTACTCAAAGACATGACGGTGAACAAGGCCAACAATCTGTTCTTGACATGGAACAATGCGTCCACGGACAGCGGAAGCTACATGGTCTTGTCCAAAGGAAATGTCTCGTCACTCGACGGTTACAGGGTGGATAGTGGGACGGTAACACTCTCGGGACCCACGTCCGTGTCTTTCCACCAACCGTTTCCTGGTTCTGGTGATACCATCCACGTGTTTGCCACGCCTCGATACGATACATCGACACAACGAACACCTATTGCCCAGGTGATTCGTGTCTCGTCGGACGGGTTCGAAGTAAATCTTTACCATCACGACGCGGATGGACAACATTGGACGCAAGCCACAGGAGACGTCCTGTGGTTTGCCATCACGGAAGACCCCGATTCCAAGAATCCCGATACCCTCTTTGAATTCGGAACCACCGGTCTGAAAATCGTTACCCTCAAAAATAAATACACCACACCACCGACCGTCCTTCTTTCCGTCAATGCCACTAATAGCCATTATTTCGGTATCGCGGCCGTCGACCAATTGGACACCACCCAATTTTCGTGGTACATGGAATCCTCGGAAGGCGCCGACGGATCCTGGTCACCTTCAGGAGAGTTTTCTTTAACGATGAGCTATTTCGTGATTCAATAATATAATACTGTTATTTTTTTTTTCAACCAAGGAAAAATTTTCCTACTTTTTTGATTTGTTCGATTGTGGAGGGTGTGGAGGGTGTGGAGGTGGTGATTGTCGGGATGGAGGTGAGGAACGGCGTGAGGAGGAAGATGAACCAGGACCGGAACGGCGTGTTTTGAGGATGATGAACAACAAGAATCCAAGAAGCAAGAGAACAAACAGGTAAATTCCCCACAGCTTGAACTGGCGCGCGACGGCCTGTGTCGCCGTCGGACAGATGCCGAATTGGGATTCGATGTTGACCGCGGTATTGATGGCGAACAACATTTTCTCATCGCCCAAAGACAAATCCACGATATGCAACAAGTATTTCTTGTTAATGTCCTTGGCAAATCCGTATTGATTGTTTCCGTCGTCGTCGATATAGGCTACAGGCTCTCCTTCATAAATGTAGTAATTATTCTGAAAACCAAGATACTGACAAAGTGCGAAACGAGCGAACCACGCGTGCTCACTGCTTTTACTGCAATACGCGGTGAATCCTGCCGTGTTGGATAGCGCTAGTAATTGGTTCAATTGGGGGTTGGCAATAAGGCAATTTCTTTTGTCGGCGTCGACCTTGGTGCCGTCCGATTTCATGTACGCCGTAGGGTCGCATTTCGTGTTGTCGGTCGTGGTAAACACGCGGCATCCCGCCAGGGACGGGTCCTGGAACTGTTTGGGGATATACGACTCGAAACCCACCATGAGGTCGGGGAAGGCTTCGTCGGTGGGTGCCAAGGACCACCACGACTGGGACTGGATGGAGTTGCGGAAATTATCATTGATGGATTTCATCGTGTCTTGATTGTACCCATTGTTGGACGAATCATTGGCACCCATAATGTAACTGGTCGCCAAATCCAACAAACTCGCCAACGTCCCGGACGAATTGGGGTTGGGTCGCTGGCAGATATTGTACAGGTACTTGAGAGGTGCGCTGTCGAGATGGATTTTTCGGGTCGACACCTGGGTCGCCTTTCTTCCATTCGAACACGTCCCATTCTGGTTGGCATAGGCGTACGGAAACACAACCTCGGGTTTTGTGAAAAAGGGAGGGGCGTGCACCGCGGCCATCCAGACGAGCAAGAGAAAAATAACACCGGTCACGACGCCTACGGTAATCAGGGTGTGAAGACCACCTCCGCCTCCACCACTATTTCCTCCTCCTCCCTTGGCCCCTTTGGCACCTACAATAATGATCACGATGATAAGGATGAAAATAATCAAAAAACCGGCAATACCTTGGACGGTGGCCGACGCCTTCTGACTAATGTCCTGGGATAAGTTGTTGGACAAATCCACGATTTGTGTATTCTTGGTTTGTTGGTCCGAGACAATCTCCTGGAAATTACTGTTGGAAATATTCAGGCCTCCCGTGAGCTTGATGGTACTTCCCGTGCACGTGAAATTATTTTCCACCGCGGTCACGTTGGTCATACTGCTCGCCAGGCTGTTCTTGATGGTGCTCGTGGAATTGGCTTCCTCGGAGGCGACATTGGACGCGCTCGCAAATCCGATGCCAAGGAAGCCCATATTCGACTGGGCCTGCTGGGCAAGTTTTTGAGCAATGTTATTGACAACGGTCGCATTCTGGAGGGCTTCGGTGACCTGGGTCGCCTTGATGATATTCTGGGACGAATTTTGGATATTGATTTCGGACGCCGTAATGTCACAATTATTAAACGATTGATTGTTCCACGTGTAGGCCTGATTGACGGTCGTGGCCGACGTGTTTTGTGCGATATCATTCGTGACGTTTGCCACCTGTTTCGCCTTGTTGGAAGAAAACGCTCCACCCATTGTTTTTTTTTATCCTTGTACTATTTTTTTTTTTATTTTTGATTCCCCATTGGAAATACTATAAGCGGACCGCGTAATAGTAGAGGCCGTACAGCGTGCCAAGGAGCAAGAGATACGTAAAAAGAATTGTGAGGAAAAAGCGCTTCCACAAGAACGCGTGTTCCTCCGACGACGAATAGAGAAAGGACGGTCGGAAAATCGCCGTCAATACCGTCACAAATACCAACAGGCCTCCGAGAACCAAGAGGTAGGGGTACCACGACGCCCGGTTTTTCCAGGAAAAAACGGGAAAATTCCTGGATACAGAGCTGGTCGTGGAGCAAAACAAAGGTTTTTGGGGGTATGGAGGGCTTGATGGTCCGTGATGGCTTTCCGAAGGGGATTTCGACGCGGTTTCCAGTTCCCGGAATTGCGCCATGAGCTCTTCCAGCGATTCTGGTTTCATGATTTTTTGTTTCGTTTCAGGTCACGGTCTTAAATCAATTTTTACATGATGGGTGAGCGCACAATCATGATTGTTTTTTTCTTTTTTTCTTGTCAAAAGAAAACGACACGTATGACGACCACCCCTTATTTTTTTGTGATTTCAAGTCTGAACCACCCCGTGTACCGAACGATTCAAAAAAAGAGGAGAGCGTTATTCGAGAAATACGGTGTACCGTACTCTATCCTCGTCAATACCAATAATACCGCGCGCAACGCGACCTACCCTCCCCTTCTCGACGACGAAATCTTGTTCCCGATAGGCGGGTATAACCCTTCCATGTCGCTAAAGTTCCTTTATGCCGTCAAGCTCTTCTTCCGCTCTTTTTCGCGATGGGAAGACGTCCCCAACTTTATCGTGCGCATCAACGCCACCGTGTACCTGTATTTTCCGGAGCTCTTGAGGTACATGGAGAGTTTGCCCCGTGAAAAAGTGCTTGCGGGCCCGGTCATTCATGCGAATAAAACGTTTGTGAATGGGATGCTCATGATTTTTTCCAAGGACGTCTTACGAAATATACTCGCGGACACGAGGATGTTTGACCAAACATTGTTGAGTGATAACGACGACGTTGCCTTGAGTCAGCTCGCCAAGCCGTACTGTGAATTCCACAGTATGATGCCCCACTTTGTGTACGGGAATACCCATGAAAATTCATCTTCCAAGGGCGTGTACGACCTGGAAAAAATCAAGCCCTTGGACAATGAAAAGTGGGCCTTTCGTATTCGTCACGACGAGTCGAGACGGAACGCGGATATTGAAAACTGGGATAAACTGCTCGTCTTTTTTGATGGCGTACCCGAGAATTCGGAATTGTTTGGGGATGGGGGAAGCGGTCTCTCGAACCAAACTTTCCAGAGCAACAAGTACTCCTTGTGGCTTTATGTGTTATTGTGCGCCGTCGCCGTCATTCTTATTGTCGCGGTCACGGCCTTGATAGTGAAACACTGATGAAAAAAATACATGTGACTACCCACCTCTCGAAAAAATAAATGAATTAATCTTGTACACGTGCGTAGCTGGATCTTGAAGATTTTTTTTTTTTACAAAAATAAAAAACATGCTCTTTTATCTGTATTCCGATGACGCCGACCCTCTTGGTTTTTCGGCTACACAAAAAGTGTTTCGTCTGTACGATGTAGACGGTGGTCCATGGGGCCACGTCGTCCAGTCCACCTCCAAGATTTGTGTCCCCGACGGTAAGAAGATTGCGACCGTGTCCAGTCTCCTCGTCATCGACGGCCTCGGACAACTCCCGTTATATTACCAAAAAAGCAACGAAAATGAGGTCTGTGGTATCCTTTCCCCTTCCGGGGAGATTGTCCGTGTCCGTATCACCTCCAATAAACAAACCAAGACAACGACATGGATTGGTTCTTCCCTGACATCTCCCTCCCAATGTCCTTTAAAAGCCATCCTCCCTTTTGACCCCAAGCTCACCGTCAAGCAAGGATTCTACACCGTCCTTCGGTTTTACCGCTACGTCTTGTCCCCGAATCTTGTGGACACGGTCGTGCCTATCATCGAATCCCAGGAACCCATGGTAGAGCCACAACCCATGGCGGTGCAATTCAATTACTTTGTGTGGGTAAAGGGAGAACGCAAGAAAGGAGGACCCCTCGGTTTTGGACACGACCAGTACGCCACCTACTGGAATTATCCGGACCAGGTCGTCGGGGATTTCTTGGCCTCCCGGGTCCTCGTGAATGATATTTCGCATGCCAATTACTTTTCTCTCCAGTACGGCAACCCCACGCCGATGCCACCACTCCCCCCACAGTCCTTGCAGTACGGTTTTGACGATACAGACCCTTCCATTACGTATTATATCGACTGCTGGAGCCCGAAGCCCATGATATTTCCCTCCCCGTATTTGGTAGGCGCGACACCACATTTTTCCTCCAACGTGACAACAAAAGAAAAAGAAGAGCCTTTGCACGGAAACGTCAATGTCTATCGTCTCGACAAGCAGACGTCGGCGTATATTGAGGGGGACGACTACAAACCCGGCGAATGCCTGGCGACGTACCTCTTTGCCCTTGTCACCAACGCCACGAGCGTTGTTCCCACCCAGTGTTCCTCCTTCCAGGTCCTTCATCCGTACGGATTGCTACAGATGCGTATTCCCGTTTCCTGTTTCGATAACGACGAGTACTACAACGGCTGTGGCGTCAACAACATTGATTTGCAGTACTGGAGTGTCGGTTCCCACCTCTGTCTGGACCAGACCGACCGCTTCCTGCCTTTCTGGACCGTCAACGCCCGGATGATGCACGACCTCGGCCAGGAGTACGGCTACGTGGTATGGGCGCCGTACGACGACGTCGCTGCATTGGTGACGGACCCTCTGTCGACATCACCCCCCGTCATTACCATCGGAAAGAATCAAGATATCAAGGCGTACGTGCTTCAGACTCCCACCCTGGCCTTTATTTTCAGGTATCGACAGACACGGTTGGGGTGGGCCGGAAACCCTTTAAATGCCCCGTGTACCGACACGTTACAAGAGATGCTCGCGACCGGTGCCATCACCGACCAGCTGACCGGTGAGGACGGGGTGAATTGGTGTCCCCAGCTTTTGGCGGACGATACGGCGACGTCGTGGCAAGAATTTTTAGTGTTTTTGGACACGGTGGTGTAGTAGTGTCGGTTGTCTTGGAAAAAAAAAAGTTATTATGTTGCCGAATAAATACTGATTACACGGTTGCCGGTGGTGGCGTCGGTTTGTGTAATCACATTACCAAAAAGATTCCCGATGCGGAAGATACATAGGAAGATATTTTAGGGACCTTTAATGTATAGGTCGCGGGTACCGGATTTTGATTTTGCCTGCTGTACGAAATTGTTCCAATGGTGTTCGTTCCGATACTGGCGATGACAGTAACATTGTTTACTTGGAGGCTGGTGGGGGAGGTTATCGTGGATGTCGGAATAACAATGTTGGTATATCCCTGTAACGTAAGCGTGACACCCTGTAAATTCAAATTCGGGGACTGAAGAATGTACAACTGCGTGCCGGAAGAGCCAGGCAAAGGACTTCCGGAAGCGTCGACAAAAATATTATTGAGTTCTAGGCTTCCTGGGTTGTTGTACGTGAATAGGAGCGGTGACGCGGACATATATATACTCAATGGTGTCTATCTACTATCAAACAAGAAAATAAAAATATTTTTATTTTCTTGTCTCTAGGTAGAGTATAGTACACTATATAGAAAATGCCAATGCCTACGATGCCTACACCTACGCCTCAACAAATTAACGGAAAGACGTTTCTTGCCTACCAAAACCAACCCATGGACTGTTGCTGTGCGGCGCATCCTATGAAGAATCATTACCACTTTACGCTGGGCGAAGTCCTGGTACGAAGCAATATGGACTGTGACATTTGCATTGAATTTCCACAGGGGTATCATGTTCATTACAAGAAGGAGTGCTGTGTGTGCTTCAAGTAGTGGTAAAAAATAAAAATTTTTTATAGAGAATAAGTATTTTTTTCTATAAAAAATTTTTTAAAATTCTACGACGCATCTACATTCCAATAAAAATATATTTTATTGTCCAAGAAAAAAAACCTTGTTTCTTTTTTTATTTCCGACTGTTGTAAAAGGTCTCGATAAAAAAAAGTGATGCGTCCACACGTTTTTTTTATACCAGTGTGAACATCTTTGTAACTTATACCAAACGTCTCACCTTTGTATATTTTTCTTGCAAAAACAGAATATACAAACCAACCAAAGCAAATGTACGACTTTGTACGCGACGGCAAGTTCTACAAGAACACCAGGGGCAAAGGAGGGCGGTCCCTGGAATGCGAGGTCGTCCAATGCCGGTGTGGGTCATGGGCTTCCACAAAACTCGTGAACACACCACACCACCTCGGATCACCAGACCACCAGCAATGGGCTATAGACCACGGAGAAGCGCTCGTTGATGGCTACCGGAAGCGTGGGAAGACGGCTGACACAGACGTAGCACCACGTTTACAAGAACCGGGTACCATAGACAGCACAGCACTCTTGACCAAGGACGACAAGCCTCCTTCCCCGTATTTGGGACCGGAGTGGTACGCCGACGAGGAGGGGGTGTGGATTAATCCTGGGATTTATGAGGACGACGCCCAACTCGTCGACCGCGACCGCTTTTTTAAAGATTTCCAGACCTACCGTAGTAGCGACGACATTCGTTACGCTGAAGTCCACGACGCGCGCCAAGAATTGAGGTGTCGTGACGCCAATCCTTGGAGGTCGGGAAAAGAGGTCTTTTTCCACCATTCGGAGCTGTCGCTAAAATGCCTGATGACGGTCCTGGAGTTTTACACGACGCTCCCCGCGACCACCAAGGAATGCGCTACACGGCTCTACCGTTTTCATGTCTTGAAGGAAGTGCTCAAGGAATCGTGGGACAAATACACCGCCTTTTTCGACGAGGAGTATGACGAGCTTATCCCTTCTAAAGAGGAGGAGTACACCGCCTTTGTGGCTTCCGTCAAGAGCGTTGTGGACGGCAGAGTGGACCTGATGGACCCCAAGACAGCCCAGAAGCAAGCGTGGTGGCCAACGACGAAGGAGGAGTGCGCTATCCTGCTTTTCGTCTTGTATCGTATCGACGATTTTTTGGAAGAAAAAAATAAAGTGGACAAGCAATGGCTCTCCCTGGTCTTGTAGCGTCTTATAACCTAGATTGAATAAAAAATAGTTTTTTTAAAATTTTGCATCCACGTTTTTTTTTTATTAA